CGTTCTATGATTGGCGCTTTTGTCTCAAGTCACTGACAACTTGTTCTTTATGAACAACTTATAGGAGATTATAACTATGACCGAACAGAGTGTAACTTCGGGTGATGTAAATGTAACAGATACTGGTACTGACATTAATACTACATCGGAAAACAATCAAAACCAGGATGAGCGTAACTTTACACAGCAAGATGTAGACAAAATCGTTCAAGCAAGATTAGAGAAATACAAAAAGCGTTTCTCCGATATTGATTTGAATGAATATAAAAGTCTTAAGACGGCTGAGGAAGAGCGTGAAATAGAGGCGATGAAGAAACGTGAGGAGTTTGATGGAATACTATCTCAACAAAAAGACAAGTATACATCAGAAATCAACACACTTCGTACTCAACTAACCGGTCTTAAAGTAGACGGTACACTATTAGATGTTGCGGCAAAAAGAAACGCTGTATCACCTGAACAAGTATCTGCATTACTTAAAGACAAAGTAGGTTTAGATGAGACAGGTCGTCCAGTTGTATTTGACGATAAAAAGAACGTCATGTATGACCCTGAAACTGCGGAACCTAAAACTTTAGAATCCTTAGTGAATGAGTTCTTGGATAGTAATCCACACTTCATTCGTTCTGGGCCAAGTGGTGTAACAAGCGGCGGTGCTAATGGCAACGCAACTCCTACACAACAGGGTAAAGATTTAGCTTCGCTTGATTTAACAAACCCCGCCGACCGTCAACTCTACAAACAGTGGAAAGCGGAAGGCAAGATATAGTATTAAAGGAGATTAGCAATGGCTAACGAATATCTATCAGGTTTCTCACTAGAAGGTCTAGTGACACCTACAAAAGCAAGTACTATCTATACGGCTCAAGAAAACAGTCTTTTCTTATCAGGTCAGTTAGTACCAATCGTAAACGTACCTGCAGGTTCACAATCTGCTCAAGTACCACTACTATCATCTGTAACAGCAACAACTGTATCAGACGACAGTGCAAACTCTGATATCGCGGCAGCGGTTATCACAGACGCAACAACAACTATTCCAGTAAATCTATTCGCGGCACGTTCAGTGGTTCGTGACTTAGGTGGTATCGATCCAAACGAACTTGGTCGTGTACTAGGAAACGCAGTTGCAACAGCATTCGACACAGCAGTTATGACAGACATGGCGGCTAACTTGACAGCTTCAACAACTGACTCAGTTCCAATGACTGGTAACTCAATCTTTGACGCAGTAGCACAGATTCGTGGTGCAGGCGAAATGGGCCCATTATATGGTGTTCTTTCAGCGGCAGAGGCTTCAAACTTAATGAAAAACTTGTTTGCTAACGGTAACGTTGCAGGCGGTGACTTCCAAACAGAAGCATTAAGAAATGGTTATGTCGGCACATACGGTGGCGTACAAATGTTCCAATCTGCTCTAGTTCCAGCGGCACACTCAGGTTTCATCTTTGGTGCAGACGCGGCAAGATTAGCTATGCAGAAAAACGTAGACATCGAAGTACAGCGTAGAGCGGCAGCAGTCGGCTTTGACGTAGTTGCTTCTATTCACGGTGGTGCAAAAGTTGTAGACGCAACTCGTGGTATTCAGTTAATCAACGTATAATATTAACAGTTAGGAGAGCAAGATGGCATATGCAACAGATGAAGATTTAGTAGCAATAGTTCCGGATATCTTTGAACACGGTGTTGAAAGTTTTACCGATGAACTTAATCGTTCAGAAGATGACGTTCAAAGACGCATTAAAACAGATTGGTGGATGACAAGTCGTGCACCAGAAAACTTTGATGTAACCAAACTCAAAGCGGCGGAGCATAAGCGTACTACAATCTATCATGCGTTAGCTTATTACATCTTGCCTCGACTATCAAACTTTTCTGAGAATGATACTTTTCAAAATCAAATGACTTTCTATCGTGAACGTTATCATGATGAGTTTACGGCTGTATTAGCCGCAGGCATATCATATGACCACGATGGTGATTCAGTTTATGAGAATGGTGAGATTGATTATGTTAAACATGAAAGGCTTTACAGATAATGGCAAGCATTCGTAAAGACATAATCAACGATGTTGTAACACAGCTTAAAACTATTACAACACCACGTATTGGTAAAGTATCAGAAAAGCCAAGCGATTTTACAAGGTTAGCCAGAACAGCGTACCCACTTGTACAAGTGAACGTTTCTAGTGAAAGTAAAGAAGATATAGCGATGGATCAGCGTTTAGCTACTCTTGAACTTGATATCGTTACTCACTTAGATGGTAAAAGTAAAACTGAGAAATCAGAAGAACAACTTTCAGAAATCGTAGAAGCTATCGAAGAAAAGTTAGAAGTAGATAGAACTCGAGGCAGTAAAGCACAACTAACAGAAGTATTAGAAGTTGGTGATATTCAGACATCTGATTATCCAACTGTGAATCAAACAATCAGAGTAGGTATACAATATACCTATTCTAAAGGTAACACTTAAAAGGAGACCAGCAATGGCAAATCAAATCTTTAGTGGTTCAGAAGGTGCTGTCTATGTAGGTTCAACTGCTGTAGCGTCAATCCGTAGTTTCTCATTAGAAGAAACACAGGAAACAATCGATGCAACAACAATGAATACTAGTGGAGTAGCATTTAGAACTAATAAACCAACGTTCAAGTCATGGTCAGGCACAGTAGATGTGTTCTGGACAATCGATGATGCGAACTCAACCGATAACTATACAGGTGACCCGCATGAGACTCATATTGAGCCAGGCGGAACAGCTCCAGGAGCAGCCGCAGGCGCAACTGGTGATGAGAACTTGTTTGGTATACTACAACCAGGTAGCACAGAAGTAGAACTACACTTCTGGCCATCAGGCGATAGTAAAGGTGAACTTGGTTATCAAGGCAAGTGTCTAATCACTTCAAGAAGTATCTCAACATCAGTTGATGGTATGGTTGAAGCATCAATCACTGTAACAGGTACTGATCCGATTAGAACAGAAACTGGGCAGTATACAGGCTTAGCCGCATAATCATGATTAAGGCCAGTTTTACCAAGACAGTGCGTAAGGGATTACTTGAAAAGACAGTTAACTCTATGATTGAAAACATAGAGAAAGACTTTCATAAAAGAGTAGTAGACTTAACACCAGTTGGTAAGACTGGCAATGCCCGTAGCGGTTGGAAAAGAACCGCTACTGGCAGCACAAACGATGTACCATATATTGGTGTGCTGAATAAAGGAAGAGTGAAAGCATCTCATCGTAAAGGTATGCAAGGAAGCGAACAAGCCCCTAAAGGCATGACGGGTCCTGCATTAGAAGAAGTAAAAAAACAGTTTAACAAAGGAACATACTTAAAATGAGCAAAGACATATTAAAGAATGCCAAGAAACACTTTAATGAAGTTGTTATTGGTGATATAAAAGAAATCGATGTACCTGAATGGGATTGCAAAATCTTTTTTCGTGGTGGTACTAACTTTACACAAGAAGCTAAAGTTATAGAACTACAGAACAGTGGTAAATCGGCAGAAGCATTAGTACAAGTCCTTATTAATCGTTCATTAGACAAAGATGGTAAAAGATTATTTTCTGACCATCAAAAGTCTGAACTTATGAATAGTGTTGATCCCGCAACAATATTGAAAATCGTAACGAAGATTAATAGCAATCAGGGTCCAACAATAGAGGACGCTGAGGGAAACTAAAAGCCGATAGGCACCTCTGGAGCCTATTCTATCTTGCACACGAGACCGGCTACAAGATAGAAGAAGTTTTAGAAATGGACTACACCATTGTGACCTATTGGTTAGCATTCTTAAAGGAGAAAGCAGATGGCAACAAAAGAAACAGTAGAACTCAGAGTCAAACTGGACGACAAAGCGTCCCGCCAGTTAAAAGACATAGATAAAGCCCTTAAGGGCCTTAACGGTCGTATGGGCGGATTGACTACAAGTTCTGGAGCGGCAGCCGGAGCCCTAGGCGGACTAAGTGGTAGACTTAGTATGGCCAAAGTAGGACTAGCCGCAGTAGCCGTTGGAGCGGTTGCAGTAACTAAAGCCATCTTAGATAATGCGAGAGCATACGAAAGTGTAACTAATCAGCTTAGACTTGTAACAAAAGACCAAGATGATTACAATGAAACTATCGCAAGATTAACAAAACTATCTAAAGAAAATCTGTCAGACTTTGGAGCGACAGTAGACTTATATACAAAACTAAAAGTAGCAACAGATGAGATGGGCTTTTCTAATGAAAAAGTCGAAGAACTAACAAGTAAGTTCTCTAAAGCACTCGTTGTCGCTGGTGCAGATGCAGGAACAGCCGCAGGTGTTATTAGACAGTTCGGTCAAGCTATGCAATCTGGTTCTGTTAGAGGTGACGAGTTTATCTCTATCACAGAAGGACTAGGTACTGCTCTAGCTATTATGGCAAAAGAAAGTAACATGACTATTGGTCAGTTACGAGAAATGTCACAGAACGGAGAACTAACTGCCGAAGTATTTGCAGATATGTTGCTTAACTCTAAGAACTTAGATGCCGCATTTGGCAAACTTGATCCTACAATGGATCAACTTAATGGTCAGTTAAGTAATAGTATAACAAGATTAAGTTTTGCAGTAGCAGAGTTTCTTGGATTAGATGAAGCCGCAAGAGCATTAGCTATTGGTATAACAAATGTAGCAGATGCAATATCAGATGCCGCAGAAGGTCCAACACCATTAGAAAAGTTAGAAACACAACTTATTGCCGCTAAAGCAGAACTAATAGGTATAGCACCAGAGATTGAAAAAGTATCAACTATCATGGAAAGATTTGATACTGGTGTCATGTCTAATAGTGATACTATCGATAGATTTGTAAACAAAATAGAAGACCAGAACAGAACATTCAAAGTAGCTAACCCATTATATGACGCACAGATAGCCCTTATTAAAGAGTTAGAAGCACATATTGCCAAACTAACAGAAACACAGACAGAACAAAAAGAAGTTGTAGAAG